TATAAAGACGATTACAACGTGGCAGTAACTCAAAGCGGAGCAACAGATAAATCATTTACAGCGACCTATAACTGCGTGACTAACTGCACTAAGACAGTAACTATTACTCAATATGATTAAAAAGATAGTTTTACCAGCTTTATTAGGCATACTCTGTCTGCCTATGCTGTACGAAGCTGTTTTTTATGAAACTTTAAAACTTAAAACATTTGATGCGTTAGTTCCTAAACAGCAACCTTCAGGATACTTTACCATACTCAACATTACAGAAGAGGACATAGCTGTTGAAGGAGGATACCCTCTTTCCCGACAGAGACTAGCACAAATACAAGTAGACCTATTAAACAAGGGAGCAGTTGGCATTGGGTGGGTAATAGCTTTTCCTCAGCCTGATCGTTTTGGGGGAGATCTTCAATTTGCTGAAGCACTCTCCTATGCTCCAAGTGTATTATCTATGTTTGAGAATGATAATGGAGAGTATCCACCTACGACTGGAACAGTTATCATGGGTGATGATAAAGGTGGTATAGACGCAAAAGGTGTTGTTCAGAACATAGAAATACTTAAACAAAATGCTAGTCAAGGAATAGCTGTAGCAAGACCAGAGGTTGACTCGTTGGTTAGAAGACTACCTCTTTTGCTAAGAACTCCTGATGGCTGGGTTCCTGCATATGGAACAGAAGTTTTAAAAATCTTAGCAGGAGCGGACACCTACGTTATAAAAACAAATCAAAATGGACTTGAAGAAGTTCGGGTTAAAGGAATACCTTCTGTTTCTGTTGACACACTTGGTCGTAAGTGGATAAGTTGGGTTGATACACCGCAAACAGACTTAAAAGAAATGAATGTAGAAGGTAAGTTTGTATTCATAGGATTTACTGCAAAAGGGATAATGCCACAGTTAGCCACTCCTGTTGGCTTACTTGAGCCACATAAAATACAAACAGCATTGGCTGAAAGTATCTTAATAGAGAACAGCCCTTATGTACCAGACTATGCAATAGCCGTAGAGTTGTCTCTTTTATTTGCCTCTATCTTATCTATTTGGGTTCTAATAAACTTTTTTGGAGTAACCTTTGGAATAGTCTACGCTATCTTATTTATGGCTTCTACTGGATTTTATGGCTATTGGACAATACAACAAGGAGTGTTAATAGATGTTACTTGGGCATTAATTTCTCAGTTTATAGCTGCATCGACTGCGTTTTACATGCGTTTTAGGGAACAATACAAACTAAGACAACAGATTAAGAAACAGTTTGAGCACTATCTTGATCCACGTCAAGTTAAACAATTACAAAAGAATCCTGATCTACTGAAGTTAGGAGGAGAAACAAGAGTAGCAACTTTTCTGTTTACAGATGTACGAGGATTCACCTCCATGTCCGAATCCTTACCTCCAGAAAAGGTCACGTACATAATGAACAAGGCATTAACAGCACAGCAGGATGCAGTACAAAAACATGGTGGTATGGTTGATAAATATATAGGTGATGCAATGATGGCTATCTTTAATGCACCACTAGACCTGGAAGGACATGAAGATGCAGCAATAAACTGTGCTAAAGACATAGAACAAAACATGGCAGAACTTAACATAGAACTTGAGGCAGAAGGTCTTCCTGCAGTAGCCATAGGTGTAGGTATAAACACTGGAAAAGCTGTTATAGGAAACATGGGTTCTTCTTCTAGGTTTGACTATACAGCAATAGGTGACGCAGTAAACACAGCAGCACGTTTTGAAAGTGCAACAAAAGATGTTGGTGTTGATCTAATTATTGGAGAAAGCACTAAACAAAACTCTAAATTTAAGCTAAACTTACTAAAACCTATACAAGTGAAAGGTAAAAGTAAAGCATTGGAGATATACACAGTACAATGACATCTAAGAAAGCAACAGCACAAGACGTAGCTAATGACTTAGCTAAACACGAAATACAATGCACAGAACGTTGGAAGACGGCATTTAATCGGTTCGACACAATTGACAATAACATACTTAATGTTACACTAAATTTAGAACAACAAGCCAAAGAGACTAAAAACCTATTAATAGGAACACTAGCTTTTCTGGCAACAAGTTTTGTTTCAATAGGTATAACGCTTATGAGTGTTTGGACATGAGCAAAGTTTTATTTGGTGTAATTGCAGTTCTGCTATTAATTGGTTATTTCTTATGGAATGAAAACTCTAGATTATCAGCATTAAACCAAGCATTTGAACTAAGAGACCAAGAACAGAAAGCTGCAATAGAATCTTTACAGAATGATTTTAAGCTACAGACGGAGGGTTTGTTAACCATACAAAACCGAAACCAAGAAATAGAAGCTGAAATGAACAGGTACTTAGACATCTTTAAAAGACATAATTTAACTAAACTTGCAGCAGCAAAACCTGGATTGATTGAACCAAGAGTAAATAAAGGAACTAAAAATGTATTTGATAGTATTGAGGAGGACAGTCGCAACATTGACGATCTTGATGATGGTCTCCAGTTGCAGTCTGTTTCCAAGTAAACAACAAGTAGACATAATAACTAAACCTTTAGAAAGGCAGATTGTGCAGCCAATCATGCCGAGAGAGATAGACTTAAAAGATCCTTATTGGTATGTTGTTTCTGACAAAAACATAGACGAGTTTCTAGCAAGAGTAGAGAAAGAACAAGGACATTTAGTCTTTTTGGCTATGTCTATTCCTGATTATGAACTAATGGCTTATAACATGCAGGAACTAAAACGCTATATAAATGAATTGAAAGAAGTAGTAGTATATTATAGGAAAGTAACTGCTCCAGCTAAGGAGGAAAAATGAAAATTTCGCAAGAAGGAATAGCATTAATTAAGAAGTTTGAAGGGTGTGAACTGGAATCATATCAAGACAGTGTTGGTGTATGGACAATAGGTTATGGGCACACTAAAGATGTAAAAGAGGGAGATAAGATAAACCAAGATGAAGCTGAACATCTATTAGTGGAGGAGATGCCAGAATATGAAGGTTATATCAATAGTTTGGTTAAAGCACCTCTCAAGCAATGCCAATTTGATTCACTCTGTTCTTGGGTGTACAATCTTGGTCCAACAAACCTAAAAAACTCAACACTGCTCACTGTTCTAAATCAAGACAGGTATGAGGATGTACCAAGAGAAATTAGAAGATGGAACAAAGCTGGAGGGAAAGTGCTTGATGGCTTAGTTAGAAGAAGAGAAGCAGAAGCGTTGCTTTTCCAAGAAAAAGAATGGGAGGAAGTGTAATGCCGTTAGCTAAATTTGTACTAAGACCTGGAGTAGACCGTGAAGGAACTTCTTATGATAACGAGGGTGGCTGGTTTGATAGTAATCTTGTACGTTTTAATAGAGGCAGACCACAAAAAATAGGTGGTTGGCGTAAAGATAACACAGCTACTTTTGTAGGAACTTGTCGTGCTTTACATGGTTGGGTGGACTTAGAGGGTACAAAATACTTAGGTTTAGGAACGACAAACAAATATTATCTTGAACAAGGTGGTACTACTTACACAGATATAACACCCATTCGTAAAACTTCAACAAATAGTATTACTTTCTCAGCTACAAATGGCTCATCTACAATAACAGCAACAGATTCAAGTCATGGAGCAGTTATAGGAGATTTCGTAACTATAAGTGGAGCAGTTAGTTTAGGAGGCAATGTAACAGCTGCTGTTTTAAACCAAGAATATCAAATAGTGACTGTTCCCACCGTCAACACATACACATTTACTGCTAAAGACACTTCTGATGCCACAGTTACGGCGAATGCAAGTGATTCAGGAAATGGTGGTTCTGGTGTTGATGGCTCATATCAAATTAACTGTGGTCTCGATGTTTATGTATCTTCCACAGGTTGGGGTGCTGGGACTTGGGGTGCCTCTACATGGGGTTCAACCTCAGCACTATCTTCTACTAACCAGCTTAGATTATGGAGTCATGATCATTTCGGCGAAGATTTAGTTATGAATGTCAGGGCAGGAGGCATATACTATTGGGATGAGAGCAGTGGACTTACATCAAGAGCAGTTGCTTTATCCGCAATTAGTGGAGCAAATTTAGCACCAACAAAAGGTCTACAAGTGCTTGTCTCGGAGAAAGACAGACACGTAATTGTTTTGGGTGCTGATCCTGTGTCTGGAAGCAGCAGGAGTGGTTCTGTTGATCCAATGCTTATAGCTTTCAGCGATCAAGAAAATGCTGCTGAGTGGGAATCTTTAACAACAAACACAGCAGGA